AAACCCCAGATAAAGGCTGGGTAGAAGGCATCCATTATGTCAATGTTTCTCCTGATGTACACCGCAAAGCAGTCCTCCGGATCCCTTGGAATCGACTGATCCAATCCTTTGCCAAGAACGAAAACCTTGATTTAAAAAATCTACGGGCACATTATGACCAATATAAAAACAACCGGGGCTTCCTTGAATAATGGCTCATCGTTTCCAGGGAATTGATCTTGGTTCTGTAACTGTTGAGAACCATGAGGAGATGCTACCCGAATCGTTGATCAGGCAAGTGGAGATGTTCTTGCCACCCAGTGGATCATTTGATGATGGCTGCCTGCGCAGGTACCTAGAAAACCTAAAAAACTACGAAGAAGAGGACGCCAACTCTGGCATGACGCTTGCCAATCGATTACGTCTTGCATTCCATGATCTGAACGCAGATACAATCTGTGGTAAATTCCCCCAAGCAGAATTGCCTTTGAAACGAAGGTTACGTTGCGTAGCTGAATACCTTATCCGGTCTGGAGAATTTGATAAGGTAAGGGATGAAAACGGAAAACTTGTTAAAAAACGTGGAGTACTAGGCAAATTGGTTGTACTGTACCAACCAACGCCTAAGCTTCTGGAATCATTACACCGCCAAGGATTGTTAAAAGATGGATCGACGTGAAAAACTGATTGCTTCTGTGATTGGACCAGAGCTTGATGAAAAAAAAGCCAAGATGCTTGATGCAACAATCAAGTTAATTCTTGGTGATATGGGCGAGCAATACTGCAAGATGTGGGAGGTGGAAGGTCCAGGTGTCATGGTGTTCCAGCCACGCAACAAAAAACGCTCTATGTTCTTTTGGACTTTGAAAGAAATCCATGCAGCACAAGAAGATTGTGAGCGGAATAATGACGGTGATTTAGCCGAAACTTTTAGGCGCATCCTTGGAGCAGCACAAAAAATTGATCCAACGGAAAAAGCTGGTTATGTCATCAATGATGACGAAGGCATGCGTTATTTCGAGATTGATTACAACAAGACTGCAGGGTAATGGCTGAAAAAGGCGTACGTGGCGTTGCAGCTCGCAATGAAGGTGTCGAGCTAATCACCAATAAAGACCTGGTACTTGCCGCCAATGAACTGTTGGGTGGCATCACTCTTGATGTGGCCAGTTCCAAGGTTGCTAATGAGTATATCGAAGCAGAGAACTATTACACACCAACGGATGATGGATTGAATGCACAACAGTGGTACGGAAGTTGTTACCTGTTTCCACCAGCGGGTGCCTACTTCTGGGATCAAAAGCATGAAAAATGGAAAATGACAAGGGCTTCTTCGTTGACCCTGACATCGTCCCATGCCGTTTGGTTCCGCAGAATGTACCATGCATGGCTTTCAAAAGAAATAAAGCAAGGTCTTTATTTCAGCAACTGCCCTGACATGATTCGTTACGAGCCCAAAATCTTTAAGTTCCCGATGTGCATTTTAAGAAGTGCACCTTACGTCATGTGCCACAAAGACGGAGAGGTAAATAGGAAACGCACATGCACCTCATTTCTTGTGTACCTGCCACCACAGGATTCCCCTGGTGATGCCGTGGATTCTTTCGTAAAAATTTATGGGGAGCGCGGACACCTTCTTGTGTAATCTCTGTAGACTGAAGGACGATTACAGGGATTTATGAGCGTCCTGGCCGACTGGGAGATCAAGCAACTGGCGGAAGACGACCAGATGATCGAACCTTTTGTGGATCATTTGGTCAACAAAGAAGATGGACGCAAGCTTCTTAGCTATGGTCTTAGCTCTTACGGCTATGACATCCGTTTGTCTCCTGCACAATGCCTGATCTTTGGCAAGGTACAAGCTGGTGATTGTGATCCAAAGGACTTTGATCCTGACATCCTGAAGCCTGCAGATCTTCTGGAGGATGAACGCGGTCAGTATTTCTTACTTCCTCCGTATGGCTATTGTCTTGGCGTTGCTCAAGAACGTCTGAAGCTTCCTCGTGATGTCACCGTCGTTGCCGTTGGTAAATCTACTTACGCACGTTCAGGTATCTTGGTCAACATTACGCCAGCCGAAAGTGGATGGGAAGGTTACCTGACGCTTGAAATCAGTAATTGCACTGGGCTCTTCAATCGCATCTATGCAAATGAGGGGATCACACAACTGCTGTTCTATCGTGGTAATCCTTGTCATACCACGTACCAAGATCGGAAGGGTAAGTACCAAGACCAACCAAACAACGTGGTCTTTTCTCAGGTTTAACCGAAAGGTTTACCAAACTGCTCTTTTGGTTTACGGGCGTAGCCAATAGAACCGGCACGCCCACCCGAATCACCTGCCGTTGCACTGGTCGGTTCACGCACTAAGTTGCGTTTTTGGTATTCACCAGCGGTTTTTGCGGCACGCATGAATTTAGCTACACGACCTTGCTGACGATTAACGGATGCAGTAGATCCACGGGCATCTTCATCAATGCGTCGCAAATCAGTGTCATATGCCTGTTCCGGATTAAGATCTGATACCTCAGCCCCAGAAGTACCAGAGTCAACACCTGGATCGTAAGTAGGTCTAAATCGGTTAGCCATCTTATCATTGTAAAAGGACTAAATCGATTAAAGCCGTGATGCATTCTGCCGCAGGATTTTTAGATGCCTTTGTTCAAGACGAAGTGAAGTGTCGCTGTCTTGACGAAGAAGATTTTGGCGCACCCCTCGATAACGAGCAAAATGATGTACCATTGTATGACATGTACAATCGCGGTCTAGTAGCATGCGAGCAGGGGCTAGAAAGGAATCCGTTGAATCTCGAGGGACAACGGCCTGGAATGACGGGCTATATCCCCTCAATGGAGCAGGGTTTAGCGATGGGAGCATCTCCGAAACCAAGGACGCTGGTGTTGGAACTGGAGGAACCAAACGAGAAGGAACGGATGCTGTCAGCAAAACGTCGTGGTTTGCTCCGGTAGAAGAAGTGAGTGACTGTCCTGGAGGTGTTTGCCCAGTGCCCTGGGTCACCAAAGAAGAGCCTCCTGTGGTCCAAGAGGATGTGGTCAATCACCCCGCTCACTACACAGATGGCGGCATTGAGTGTATTGAAGCCATTGAAGCTGCTTTAACCGCAGAGGAATTCCGTGGTTACTGTAAAGGCAATAATTTAAAATACACCTGGCGTGAACGCCACAAAGGCGGTACAGAATCACTGAAGAAAGCTCAGTGGTATCTGGACCGCCTCATTCAACTTGACGAAGCTCAGAAGGGCTGAAGTTCATCGTCATCATCCTCGTCGTCGTCTCGATATCCACAGGCGGCGGCGAGTTCAGCTAATTCGAGGTCGGTTGGATGATCCCAGTCGATCTCAATGTTTTCTGACGCCATGATGTCTTTGATGGCATGCCACTCCATCAAACGTTGGTGGTAGAGACTTAACAAAGCAAAACGCAACTCTTCCCAAGTCATCTCCTCGGACTGGAGTTCAGCTTTGCGCATGGCAAATTGAAGCTCAAGAGGAAGCTCAAACTCCCGTGGCTCAACCGAACGCTCCATTCCACTCTGCATTTGCTAGTTGCAATTATTCTAATGCTAGCCGTTAAATATCAGATCGACGGACTCATCGGCAAAGTCCTGCCATCGGTCGTCATCAATACGAAAACTGTTGGCAAACTCAGACAGAATGTAAGGATTGATACGTTCCTCCAGGGCACGGATTGCGCGTACTTCGTGGGGAGCAGCACTGTAATTACGGAAGGCGGTCAACAAGACTTCTGTTGATGCCCAAGGGCTGGTGTCTACGTCACGAAGGAAAAGACCCATCTCTTCTCTCCTGCGTTCCAGGAGACCACCAACAACCTTATGGTTTTGGTCAAAGATCCAGCGGCTCATTTCCGTGGTGGCACTAGCAAAATTCTCTGCTTCCACATGATCAATGATGTGGCTGTACAAGAAGGACTCCCAACCAACGGAATGAATGAACGAGACTAGAGCCTGGCGCATGTTGTCGTCAAGCCCAAGGTTCTGCCGCTGGAGCTGGGACTCAATGACGCTGACCTCATGGAAGAGGTACTCAAGAGCTTTCTCCTGGCTGCAACGCTGACCTTGCTTGACGGGGGAACCATCGGGATAGAACTGGGTTCCAAACCCGATGGTGTATGGCTCTGCGCCAGTGTGCGGATCTGCGTATGCCTTTTCGTTAAACCCTTCGTATTTACGAATTAGGTTAATAGCACGCGAAAAATCCGACATGGAGATAACTATTGTTATCCCCAATATACATAATTTTTATTTACCTTGGCCCCTCATCTTTTTACGGCCGTGGCTAGGCAAGGAGTGCCTGCCTTGACCTTGTCTGGTGCGCTTCGGTTTGGACTCAAGTCGGACTGTGGTTGATTTGGGTTTTGCCATGCTGGTAAGGAATCAGCCCATGCAGCTTAGCAAAAAAATTACCACTTGGCTTTATCTACCACTTAACCTTGTGCGACCAGTATCTTGCTGACATTTTATCAGGGTTGGAATCCTGGGCGTTATGACGGGCGTAATAGGACTTCTTGCGTGCTTTGTCTTTAGCTGTTGTTGGGTTTTTACCAGCGCCTTCTACACCTTGCTGACCAAAACGAATAATCTTTTCTTTGCCGCCTTCACAGGCTTTGACCACGTGACTCTTGGTGGGATGCCCAGGAGTCTTGCGTGGTTTATTGCACTCCATTGAATCTTTATGTAGCTTTGCTGCGGAAGCAGCTTTACGTGCTTTATCTGCCATTAGTGCTAACCAAAAAGAGGTCCAAAGCCACCGCCTGATCCCATATTAAAATAGGAAGGCGCACCTTCATCTTTTTCATCGGGGAAGTAATCAAAAAAAGTAGAACGCTTTGGTGTATATGTTCCTTTTTTCTTGGTTGTATCGTCTCCTAACATCTGATCAAGAGAGGCCATGGCAGCAAAAGGATCTGAAAAATCAGGCATACTAAAACCAAGTAGATCTTGCACTCCTCCTTTGGACTTTACTTGTTTATTTGAGTAATCAAGCGATTTATCTTCTTCTGTTGCATCTGGAAAAAAATCGGTGTAAAACTCTTTTTCAGTGCCAGCGTAACCAGATTTTTTAAACACATTAAACAGAGCTGTGCCCCCTTCTGGAGCCTTTACTTCCTCGTCTGTATCTCTTTGTATGTAACCAAAGCCTAGTTTCTCTTGTGTTGGTTTGATCTCTTCTTCGTTTAATTGTTTTATCCTCTCACGAATTTCAATTGCTGGATCTGTGCGCAGCAGGCCAAGCAAGGCTTCTTTAACTGTTTCTTCCGGGTCTGTTTTTTCATTGTAACCAAGTCCTCTTAAGCGATTTTTTAAGTCGCTTGGTAACGCTTGTATATTTAATTTTTCTACGAACTCATTTGCTTTTTGTTCTGAGCTTACAAAATCAACAAAGACAGCATCAGGTGAGTACAGAGCTTTCTGCGCTTGCAGGGCTTCTGCTAAATCTGTTTGTATATAATTGGAAAGATCTCGACTTGTGTACGTGTCAGCAACTGGATCGTATCCTTTGTCCTTGCCTAAGACCTCATAATGCAACCTGGCAAAATCATTTTCGTTATCTAAGTCAACTCCATATTGATAAGCGAGGGAAGCCCATGTCATTCCATCCTTTACGACTTCATCCGACTTTCGGTTTTCCCAGGCTTTTTGGATGGCGTCTTTTTGTTGTGCGTAAAGATCTGCTTTGTCTGCTTTATCGGTACCTGAAATTAAATCAGGGGAGCGATAAAAGACAGGATCAAATTCTCTTGTAACGCCTTTAGTCTTGAGATCGTTGAGATAGGCTTCAGCTTTCTTGGCCGCATAGTCTTTAAGGGCACTAGATACGGTTTGCGTCTGCAGAATATTTTCATCTTCTGCAGCTACGTCCATATAGCTAATGAATTCAGCAATGGACTTAGACGCATCAAAGCGCGGAGCCAGGTAATCTGTTATGAAATTCTTAGCAAATTCTTTTTCGACTGAATAAATATTCTTGGCATCCGTGGGATCGTTAACTTCTTTTAATTCTTCGTAACGTTTAGAGAGGGTTTCGTCAAACCATTTCTGCCAATTGTATTGAACGGATGACTGAATGCCAAGAGCTTTTTCAAGACCTTTAGATAAACCTTTCTCTACCTCTTCTCCTTTGCCAAAAGCAAGAAATCCTCCGGCTCCAATGTCCCCAAGGATTGAGTTTTTAATGTCCTCTTTAAAGCTTGTAGCACTGGGCAAGCCCATGCCCTGGAGCAATGTATAAGACTGCTCTTTTTTCAGTGCATTCTGATATTCCTTTAGCGTTTGTTTTAGGGCATCAGTTCTTAGCGCCCCAAAAGTACGTTCTCCTGCAAGATTAATGTACCTTTGCGAGGCAAGGTTAACAATCGATTCACCACCTCCCGCAGGAATTCCTAGCAAGGATTCCCGTAAAATCTGATGTTCTCTGTCTGTTAAGGGACGTGTCTGCTCTGTATAAGGGGTAAATTCTTTTGGTTGAATAGGGCCTTGGAATTGCTGCTGAGGCAATCCGGATGTGTCTAAATAAGCAGTCTCAAGAGGATTTACGTTTTCTCCTGAGAACAAAGGCTTTAAAGAGGAGCGCTGCGAAAAACTAGAGTTGCTCATTTTTATCTGTGTAATCTTGCAAGTGTATCAAATTAGAACCATTTAGCTCGGTCCAGGCTTGTATTTTAGCTAGTCTTTGTTCGTCAAAATAACTTTGCTGTTTGTACCACGTTTCCATTTTGGAAGAGGCTTTGTTTGAGTTACATTTACAGCAGGCAGGTACCAGGTTATTTCGATTAGAACAACCAGATTTAAACCTGGGGATAATGTGATCCAAGCTAGTGGCTATTTCTCCGCAATAAGCACATTTGTTATCCCAAGCTTGATAAATACTTTCTCTAAAACGTTTCTTGGCAAACTTTGGTGTTAATTCAACTAGCAGGGCGAGGGGCTCGTGCTGGTTGCAAAACATGCTCTTCAATTGCCGTTAATTCATTCTAATTTCCCCATACAGTTTCATGGGCACAGCAAAGAGATAAAACTTTTCTTAAGGCCGTTGACGCCGCCTTGACTTGCGGTAAGTTGTATGAGTAACGACTGCCAAACCAATGGCTAAGCACCCTGGCTGGGTCTCTGCTCAGCAACTTGAAGAACTCCTTGGAATCGACCGCAAGACGCTCTTCAAGTACCGCGACGACGGCACCCTGAAGCTGGGTCCACACTACGCCGCATTCCCGGAGACCCGGTCCAGGGATAGCTACCGTTGGAATGTGTCAGCAATCAGACGGCACCTTACAAAGAACGGCATGATGCCTGTTGCCGCATAACCACATCAAACGATGCGTGACGGCTCTGCATTTTGCAGAGCTTTTTTATGGCGTGTAAGGTAGGCCATTCTTATCAAACATTGTGAAGTTTTGGATTTCAATGCGATCAGTTGCAAAATTAAACAAACGTTGAAGCATTGGAAAGATCATTGGTGATTGACAGTTGTAAGGCGGTACATCCATCTTTGACAACGCTCTTTTTGTTTCATTGAATTCACGCAAGCTTTGTTGTTCTTTTTCTGATTTTGCTACAAGGGCTTGTTCCCAGGCCGTCATGCTTCCAATATCAACAGGAAAATCAGAAGGCTCTGGTGGAAACAATTGATCTTTAAATTTAAGCGCGTAGATATGTTTGCAGTATCTAAGCTCATCTAACAATGGCGTCCAACTATCATCCACTGCTGTAATTGTGATTTGTTCAATGGAGTCCGTATCGGTAAGCTGCGTTACAGACGAATAATCATTAAAGCCTGGAATTCCTTCTGACCTGGAACCTGCGACGGCAATATCACTTGTGCTCCTGGTGTAGGTGGAGCCAAACTCTCTGTAGACGCCAGGATTATCTCTTGCTGAATTGAAGCTTCCTACCGAATCATTTGTGACTTGATAACCAAGCTCAAAACCTTCCGGCGAAATAACTTCAAGAGATCTGTTTTGATCGTTGCGTGTCATTGCGTTGTTATCAAGGATGCCATCTCGTTTGGTTAATTCAAAACGCCCAGGTTTAATACTGGAAACACCAGTGCGCGGAAATTGTTTTTTGTTGCTTTCACCAGCGGTAGACAAAAAGGAATAATCTCTGCGTGTGAAATCTTGACACGTACAGGAGTATCTTGATCCTGTGATAAGGAATCGCCCAGGTGTAAACCCTATTGGAGAAGGCGTAACAAATACACCATCCGGCGTTACTTGCACTGAACCTGCTTTTTTAAATGTCAGTATTCCAGTTTCTTGGTTAATTGCAATTACAACTGCTTGAACGTAGCCGTACCTAGTTTGTGTTGCAGGGTTAATAGTGTCTTTGTTTATGATGTCACCATCAACCGTAATGATACGGTCTTCAAAGATCTCTGTGTTTGCAGGTTTTAAGCCGTCGGGTTCCCCTGGAACTGGAATATAAAAAGGTGACGGAAGTGGGTTTGCTGAACTCCAGGTACCCGCTAGCTTTACATACCAGTTGTTGACATCCTCTGTTACTGATTCAATGAATAACTTTTGGGTGCTGACAGGGTCAGTTAATTCATCACACCGAACAGAACCTGCGTAACGCCAGATGGCCCAGTGCATGCCAAGGTCTTTATTGGTCGTCGGGTAACCAACAAAAGCACCTGAGACTACAGGCGATGGGTTCCCACTTGTTGTGGCGTTAGGAATGTCGTAACGAAATTGGTACGTGTAGTCGTTGTTGTGTGTTGTTGCGGTTGCAAGCTCGTAGCCTCTACGCCAACGAGCCCAAGCCGATTCTCTGTTAATCGTGTAGATGGAATCAGGTACTGAACCTTTAGAGAACTCAGTCGTGATCGGTTTAACCGGCCTCGGGTCAAAGACTTCAGACCGGTTGAAATTACCAAAAGAGCTTCCACTCTTTTTGGCCATGATCAGAAGAATCCGCCTTGAGCAGTGACGTGAGCACCTGGGATGTAACCAGAGCTATTGGGGCCGTCAGGGAACACACCAACGTAAATACGGTCGCCTCGTTCCAGGTAGATGCCTTTGTTGCGTAGAGGAGCAGTGGAACCTAAGCCAGTGGTGTTACCAGCTTGCGCAACGGGAGCTGCAAGTTGCGGCATCAGGTCGGAGCAGTCGACAGTCCCACTGTTAGCTGGAAGAGTCTTGGCAAACAGTACTTTGTAATCACCAGAGGCTGGAACAGGTACGGTCGTGCCACGGGTTTGGTAGAACACAATAGTTACCGCTGGCTGATAACCATAAGCAACACCGTTGTACGAAAAACCACTGGCGGTTCCACCTGAATAAACTAATGCGGTATTAACGCCCGTAAGAGTTGTTGCTCCCGTGTAAGTGTAATAACCGTAACCACTGCCGGGAGCAGTAGCTAAGACCCCAGTGGCAGCAACAAACACAATCTGACCACTGACAAGAGATATAACAGTACCAGAAGTCGACGCATTAACGGTGTAATCTGGGCCACGATAAAAGTCATTACGACTGATAGTAATGGAATCAACAACGCCACCACTATTGTTATCTTCTTGCAGAGCCGCGTCCATATCCACCAAGATCGATGGAGCTTGTCCGCCTTGCACAAAGAGAGTATTGGCAGTAGAACTACCAACAGTTTGAGTTGTTACCCGAACCGAATCAAATAACGGCCGATCAATAAGCAGAGGTTGCTTGTTGGTTGCTGTCGAGGACAATGTTCTACTGCGCTTTTACTGATTCGTCAATTCTAACGCGGTTTAACCATATGGATTCATGTTAAGCAACATTTGAAATGGATTCATGGCGAGAGGTTGTGAAGGCGTCAAAAGCTGTCCCATCAACTCTTGTTTTAACAAATCGGTAACAGATAAATCTTTTGGTTTGCTGCCCTCCATTGCCGATAAGAAGCCTTGGAGGAAACCGGCAGAAGATGTTTCCTGCCCAGTAGCTGCTCCTTGTGCTTGTTCGCCAGAAAGAGGTTGCCTTCCTTGTTGATAGGTTTTCTGTAATTCAGAATAGCTTTTAACGGGTTGACCGTAATAACTCTTGCCTTCTTTCGTAGGAAGTGACGCCCACTCAGGTGCAAGAGCAGCAACAAACTCAGGTGTTAAACCTTGTTTCTGTAAATAAGAAAGGCCGCCAAGACCCATGGTACGTTGGCGTGCAAGATCAAGTGCAGCAATGTCTTGCTCAACCGGACCAAAAGAGCCTAAGCCAAATTTCTTCTGTTGTTGTTGCCAGGTTGGTGTAAGGAATTGATAAGCACCGGCAGCGGTACTTCTTCCTTTCATTACTTTGTCTGGGTGTTGCTTGAGATCTGGCGCAAGCGATCCACCAAACATGACTCGATATGAGTCTTGACCACCACGTTCTGTTCCTTCCGCAAAACGCAACATACGCAAAAGACCTTGCGCTTCCGGCGTTTGTCTAAACTTTTCGTAAAAGGAACGATCTGCCATGGTGTTATGCTCCTACCCAATTTGAACTTGCTCTAAGACCAGGGATAAAAACAGCTTGTAATGCAACAACAAGACTGAGCTTGGTCGTGAGGCGTTTAACAAAATTGGGACAAAGGATCATTGGTCTAAAGCAACAACACTGGCCCCCGTGAATCAAAGATTCGTGTCCAGTTGGTTGGGCTTACATGCTAAGCAATGCCAGGGTTTTATTTCTTGACTAACTTAAGAAGCTCTTCAAACTTAGCAGCATCCATTACATTGGGCTGACCAAATACAGATGTTGTAGCTGTACCAAGGGGAGCTGCGCCTAAACCTGACAATTCAGATGTTGGTTTAATCGTGGAGTAAGGAGGTGGCGTCTGTGCTCCAGGGGCAAGGTTAGAGGTTACACCAAAGCCTGTGGAGTAACCAGTGCCTGTCGGTAAACCAGGAACTTGTGTCGGGAAGCCTTGCGGTGTTGGCACAAGTTGTTCGGTAATACCAAAGCCTTGTCCTGCACGCGCCATGTTACCGGCAAGAGTGCCTTGAATTGCTTCGTAGCCGGACTGTCCGGCCTTGACTTCGGCGGCAAGGGTGGGATTAGCTTTTGCCCACATCTGCATGCCAATATCTTCTGCAGACTGCACTTGTTCTGCTGTTGCGCCAGGTGCTACAGCTTTTAGACGAGCAGCCTCATAGCGTTGAAGCTCGGGATCTTGAGCCGTTAACTGAGCAACACGAGAAGTCTCTGCGGCTTGTGCACGTTCTTCTGGTGTGCCACCAAAGGGACGAAAGTTAGGCACTGAATAACCAGCGTTACCACCACCTCCTCCACCTCCGCCGGGACGTGCTGCATCTGCTAAACGCAATTCGGCACGACGATATGATTCCCCTCTTGCGCTAGGGGGGATGTTCCCAACTCCGGTAAAACTAGTGCCATAAGGGCGTCCTTGTATTAAATTACCTACACCAGTCATAAGTTGACCAAGAGGACCAAGAATATTCGGGTTATAGCCAGGCTGTTGTTTGCGTGCCTGAATAACACGGTCCATCATTCCGCCAGGAATTGCCATAATTACCTCCAAACCTCATGTAAATAGATACGAGAACCAACAGCAGTGTCGGCAGGACCAGGTAAAGCCTGGATGAATTCAGCACCAGAGCGTTCGTAACGATATCTGGCTTGGAACGGATCCTTGTAGTTAGGTACGTAAAGGATGCCGGCTAAACGGTTGGTTTCGTAGAGATAAATCTCATCCCAAACCTTAAGCGCCTCTTTGGCATTACTGGATCTGATCGTACGATCAACGTCACCAGCAATGTTTTCGATGCGTGTAGAAGGTGAAGTAGCAACTTCAGTCCTCTTTTCAGCAGTGTCGCAACGTCCAATTTGGATAGCAATTTTGTCATAGAAGTATGAATCCGGAACGGTATTCATGGCTTCTTCAAGTCGGGCATAGTCACCCGCCGGCACGGAAACCGTGAAGTAGCCTAGGTGATACCTGACTCTACTCTTGTCAAAATCGCTGAGCTGCACAGCTTATTTCCGTATGTTCTCAATTATAAATGCAGTGAATTAAACGGCGTATGGATTAGGAAGGCTGGCTAGTAACTCCATGGGGTTGATTGTTTGAGCGGGTTGCAATAATTGTTGGACAAGTTCACGTTTCATTTTTGTTGCACCGCTTTCTTTCGGTTCTCCCGCAAAACCAGTGCCAAGTAAGTAACCCATTAAAAACTCTTTGGGATCTGTGCCAGCACCTGATGGATCCTGTACCTTGCTACCTGTGAGGTCAGAAGCTTCTCCTAGCGTCTTCATGTGACCATAACCAAGCTCATATTTTCCATCTTCTGTTGTCCAGGTGGCTAAATTACCGTAACCACCTTCATTGGGGCGAGGTTTAAATTTGACATCTCCTTCTACAAAAATCTCAGTCCCTTCTGCACCGGCATAATCTCTACCCCGATGATACGTGCTAGCACCGGCAATGCCTGTATTCCTGGGACCAAAACCAGAAGTCATTGTAAGGCCGGCTGCTGGATTTAATTGCAACCCACCTTTTTCATCGGGAATATACTTAGGAACTCGATTAGGTCCGACCCTGACACCTAAAAACTTACTGCGATGAATGCCAGGGTCTTCGTATTGATTGGTCTGAAGGTTTAATACATAGCCATGCAAATGTGGACCGGAAGAAATTCCAGTAGATCCAAGCTGCCCTAGTCGCGTGATCTTTGCCATATCTACATTCTAAAAGTAAAAACCCCTGGTTTCCCAGGGGCATAGTGTGGAGATGAGTAATCAAACCCTGATCAGGTCCGCAGCAATCACCGCATCCCAGTCAACTCGCTTGATTTGTTTTAACTGTTCGAGATTGTTGAACCTTTCACCCGATAAGGACATCTGAAGATCTTTAATCTCTCGGGCTGTTTTCAATCCAATACCCTTAATATGATCAGCGATCATTTGGGCGGTAGCTGAATTGATGTTTAAACGGTTGTCCGGGGGGAAAGTACGTGGCTCTTCCTGAGCAGCTTTATCTTTTACTTGAAGCGTCTTTACCGTTTTGGTAGCAGCCTCATCAGGTGTAAGTTCAGTTTTGTAAGCGGTATAAAGGCGACCGTCCTGATCTTCGACCATGTACCAGTCGCCGTTATCCCATTCGCTTACAATCTTGACTCTTGCACCTGTTTTTTTGTGCTGATAAAGCATTGCTGCAGTGGTTGACATAAGACCAGT